GTCGCGGTGCCGCCGCCGGCTGCGTTGAATCCGATCACCTCACTGCTGGTTGACCCAACAGCGCCTGGTGTCCACATAAACGCGCCAGCAACGCCACCCTGCGTGAAGATGACCTCAGTGCGGGTCAGGTAACCACCCTCACCGCCCGCGTAAACGGGGTTGACAAGGGGAGCGTTACAAGGATCCGCAATGAGGGCTGCGTATTTGCGAGCACCCTCGTCAAGGGCTGGACCTGCCCTAGCCTTGGGTGCCTTATTGCTTGTTGCCTTCTTAGGCTTCGAATTGAGTTTCTTGGACTTGGCCATGATTACAGGCTTGAGTACGCAGGTGAAGAGTCGGGGGGACGAATCTTCACCGCGCCGGGGTCGTGCCAGGCGATTGACACGGCCTCGTATTCCTTCTCAAGAGCCTCCTGCTCATCGGGGGTCACTCCGTACGCGAGCCAATAGCTGTACCTTGCGGCGGCTGTTGGCTCGTGAACCACCCTGTCCATGCCTTTGGCGAACCTCATAAATCCAGTTTCCTGGGTGAGGTCACCCATCAGCTCTGGGCCGGTGGCACCGCGCATGAGCGCGGCGTAGAAATACTGCTGCACTGGCAGCCCCCCGGTGAGCGCCACCCCGGCTCGGCCCACGGAAAGCCTCCACTTGTTGAAAATGGAAGGCCCATCCAAGGGCTTAATGCTGAGGCAGTCCTTCGCTGTGGCGATACGATGCTTGCGCACCATAACCCACCGCTCCCCGTCAAAGACGGGGCGTGACTGGCAGAACTCTATCTGCTCGAAGTCGAAGGCAGGATCCTCACTCTTGAGAGTGAATCCCATGCGCTGGAACCACGACGTCATGTCTGCCTGAGAAAGTCGAACCATATCGCCCTGGTCCAGGAACAGCACACAGTCGTCCCCGTTGTTGGCCAACTGTGTGCTGATGCCGACACTCCGGCAGAAGCTCCATACCATGGCGCTCATGAGCAGGCAGTTACCCGTGGAGGTGTTCATGTCTCCAGAGAACCTCATGCCCTTGACGCGGTACTTAACTCTGCCATCACCACATCTGGCGGTGCACTTTGTGTCCAGCTGCCACGAGAGGAGCTCGGCCAATCTGTCACGCTCGCCAGAGGCAAACATGCTCAGGTACCGCTTGTGCTCCCACTTGAGTGCAGCGACACTCACGTGCTGGTCAAATCGACTTGCGTCGAGACCGATCGCGACCGGCTTCTGGAATGCCCCCCACTTAGCACGCAATATGCTTGCGGTCTTGTGGGCGTTGCACCCCTTCAGCACGGTTCGATGCCCCCAGATGGTGTCGACCTGGTGGTACACCTGGTGCTCCACTTTCTTCAGGTAGACTCCTACCTCGACGTTGTACCGCGGACTCCTCGGGTGAATGAGTCGCGGTGCCGGGTCAGGCTTATTCCCGAATGGAATCTTCTCAGCCTTGAGAAATGAGGACGAGGCGGCGTCACTGCGCTGGAGGGGCGCACTGATGAGGCTCTCCGCAGCAGCCTCGTAGATCGTACGCCTGCGACCCGCATAGGTAGCACAGAATTCCTCTGTACTCCATGGGGTGGTCGGGGGCGACAACCTATCGAAGGCTGTTGCGAATTGTGCCATCTCGCTCTCAAAGACCCGGGCAACAGGGCGGGGGGGTGCACGCAGCTCCCCCCCGATCTCCACAGCGAATACTCGCTCCCTGATGCCTCGTACGAGGTTGCGCAGGTTGTTGTTGTGAACACCGAACTCAAAGCCGGGCGACAACCCGCAAACGCGGAAGGCTTGGCGGTCTCGTTCACGGCCTGGATACTTCTCGATGGTCAGCCGGGCTAGGCCAGTATCCCGATCAATACTGGTCGTGACCCCACCGATCTTCTCCAGGCTGTCCTACTTGCTCGGCAGGGAGTGGCGAACCTCGACCGCTCGGTCGCCAATGAGGCGGCGAATGGGACCCCAAGAGGCCCATCCCCCGTACCGCCTCACCACTGTGAAGAACCAGTCTCCATAGTACTCCTCGCTCCGCTCGTAGGCGACGGCCGTGGCGCGCATCATTCGCGCCTCGACGTCGGCCCGCATAGGGGTCAATGCCAACACGGTGGCCATGGGGGCTATCTGAGCAATGTGGGTGGGGCGAAGGCCGCGGGCTGCAAGGTAGTCGCGCACAATCCGCCCTACGACGAGATTGTTCGCTTCCGTGTCCTTAAGCAGCCCGACCTTGGCTTTGACCTCCATCGCAGCAGCTCGCGCAATGCGCATCCGCAGAGCTGGGTCTCGTCCAGGATTCTGGACCGGTACCGGTACGCTCTTTGGCGCCGCATCGCTTCCCACGTTGCCGCTTCCCGTGCCATCATCTCCCGCGGGCGGCACCCCCGGCGCATCAGGACCAGCGCCTCCACAGTCGCCAGGTCCATCAACGCTAAAGTCGCCATCACCTCCGTCGGCGTCGTCAAGCTCGCGAAAGGCCTGCTTTGCAGCCTTCTCGCAGTCTGCTCCAATCCTCCGGGCTGGGGGGGCCCATCGGCGGAGAACGCACACCAAGAACACAGTATATGCGAGGACATATATGATGAGCAACATGTGTCTGGTTCGTAGGTGATACCCTCTTAAGCCCTGGGCGACGGGCGTTAATAGCCTAATTCGTCGGAGTCACCCCGGGCCATGATCACGTGCGTTCACTGACCCACCCTACTCGCACCACAGGTCCTCGTCCCCTGGCCTTTTGTAATGGGCAGCATATGGCATCTCTGGGCTCCCGGGTTTACCTCCTAAGAACTGCATGCTTGCG